TGGCGCACGTCCGAGCGGATCAGGCTGGACTGACCACGTTCATGGACGTTGCCCAGGGCGTTGGTATTGGTGCCTTCGCCCGTGCCGCTGGTCAGGGTACCGCCCAGGATGACGCGGGACTTGCTGCGCTCGCACCAGTTCATCATGGCCAGGTAAACGTCGCTGCGCCCCTGAGCCGCCTCCAGGAACTCGATGGCCATCCCCTCGGGAATGATGCCGGCCGCGTCTTTGCCCATGGCCACAACGGCACGCAGCAGGGTGGCCTTTTCCTTGTTGGTGGCGTTCTTCGGGTACTTCCCGAGGCGTGCCGGCATGCCGTAGATCTCCAGCAGCTGCGCCAGGTCGCCCAGGGCGTAGTTCTGGAACAGGTACGGCCAGGCCAGCATGCGGTGCAGACCCGAACGGGCCACATAGCCGGGCTTGGCCCGGTGGCGGTGCTGCACCCAGCCCAGCGGCCACAGATCGGCACCATTGGCGCTGCTGTCGCGCAGGGTGATGACGTTCTGGTCATCCGGGTGCAGGCGGAACCAGCGGTGCGGGCGCAGGGTGGGCTGCTCGATGTAGCGCATGGCTCCGTCGCGCTGCCAGGACATCTCCAGGTTGGCCCAGCCATGGCCCAGGCCGGAGCCGAGATCGAGCACCAGGTCTTCCACTTCCATGGCCGCGAACACCTCATTGGCATGGTCGACGGCGCGCTTTTCCTGCTTGCTGGCGTTCTCCGGGGGCACGATCTGCCACTCCAGCTCGGCGGCGAGCTGGCGGCGCTTGAGCATGTCCGCGCCAATCTGCGGGTCTTTTTCCTCCATGTCCTCGAACAGATCCGACTGTGCCAGCAGGTCGCCTTGCTCGGCACCTTCCAGGATCTGGTACAGCCGCGCCGGGGTCAGGCCCTTGCTCGGATGCTCGGCAAACTCGCGTTTGAGCTGGCCCACGCGGGCCGAGTCGTCGGTCTGCTGCTCGTCCAGGGCGGCCGTATCACCACCCCAGAGCCGTTTGATAAAGCCGGGAATAGCTACCATGCGCCTGCTCCAAAACCATCGTTAGTATCGTCATCATCCTCACCGGCCTGCCCGGAGAACGGCCCACCACGCGCTGCAGACATAAACTCGCTAAGCCAGTCGCCCACATGGTTGAGGGCGGCGAAGTTCATCAGGGCACCCGCAATCGCACCGTCGCCGTGGCGCACCAGTTCGGCGTCCTTCAGGTCTTTTCGCTCGATCTTTGGCACCATCGGAATGCCGTCGATGAACTCGACCGCGCGGTGATCGTCCTCCAGGGAGGCGTCCCGAGGCAGCGTGATAAAGCCGTCCTCGAACAGCGAGATGTACTTACCCATCCACTCGCCGTACCAGGGGCGAGACAGGGTGATCTCGTGGACTGGCCCGCCCCTCCAGCGGTTTTGCTTTTCGTCCCACTCGGCACGGCCGTAGCGGTCGCCGGTGTACTCCATAAGGGTTTGGCCAGGGCCGGTGGCGTCACCGGCAAACGTCCAGTTCGTCAACGTGTCGAGCAGCGCCCACAGGATCTGCTCTTGCTGTCGGGTCGGTGCGTTGGCCAGCTCGATCAGGAACGGCACGTCGCGGCGCAGATCCTGGGTGATCATGGCCGGCGTGATGACTGAGAAGTGGCGATGCCGCGCAAAGTCCATGCCGATGGCCCAGCGGCTTTTGAATACCTTGGCCAGCGCATCGAGCACGGGCACCAGGTTGACGGCGATCCAGGTGGCGCACCAGGTCTCGCGCTCAGTCTCCGGCCGCTTGGGAAAGTCATCGTTGAACACGATGCGCAGAATCGGCCTGGTTTCAGGCATCGCCCGCTCGATCCACACGCCATGAATGGCCGAACCTTCACCGTCACGCGGTATCACGTCCAGCTCTTCACGCATGGCGGCTTTGCGCGGGCCGTAGCCAGCCCGGATAGCCTGATACCAATCCTTCTTGCCCTGTTCGGTGGCCGTGGTACCGCGCATAAAACAGACGCGCTCGAACAGGCCGTTGGCCACCGCATCGTCAAAGCCAATCTTGATGACCTTGGCGCGCTTGCCGTAGCGGCCGGCGCGCACGTCCTGGACGAACTGATTAAATGGGTTCTTCTTGCCCCGATGAGTCGACCAGACACGAATCCGACCACCCCAGATCAACAGCGCGGTAGCGGACTCTAGGACGCTCCCAACGTTCTTGTGCAGCGCCGCTTCGTCGATGCTGACCACGCCCTGCAGGCCGTGGATGTTCTCCGGCCTAGATGACAGTGCCGTGACCCGGTAACCACTGGCAAAGCGCACCCGGAAGGCCTGGATGTTCCGGCTGCTGCCATCCTCCATTTGATAGGTGAAGATATGTTGCTCAACCATGGTTGCCTGGCCGCGGGCAACGATCTGGGCGAACTTGGCCACATAGCCGATGTACTCCAGGCCCTTTTCCCGTGTGTCGGCCATGTACCAGACGTTGTCACCGCCAGCATCCTTGGCGGAAGCTCCGGTGATGGTGTCGGTCATCGCCTGAGCAAAGGTGATGCCCGTCCGGCGTCCCTTCTCGCAAACGGCGATGTCCAGATCCTGCTGCATGGTGATCCATGCAGCCTGGTGAGCCATCAGCACGCCCGAGGCGCGCGGGTCGAAGTCAGCAGGAATTGCCCGCACGCTTGCGGGCAGATCGTCCCAGTCGAGGACGCGTTCGGTATCGTGAAGCGGAGCAGGAACGCCCATTAGCCCATTCCCTTAAGCACTTGTTCACGCCAGAAGCTGGCCTCTTCAGCGTTCAATCCACGCGCCTGCGCAGCCTGGCCAACCCGGTCAGCCGCTTCCTGCAGAGCTGCTCGGCGAACTTCGACCTCGGCCGCAAATTTCTTCTGCACTACGCTAGTGCGGCCCAGCGACGAAACAGCCTTGGCGGCCTTGTACGGATCGATCTTGCCGTCCTTGGCCATCAGGCTGACGTAGATGTTTTCCTGCACCAGACGAATCAGCGCTTCGTTTACCGCGCCCTCATCATCAGGCGCAGCAGCAACCATGGCTTTTGCCTGCTCGCTGGCCATTTTGAGCGCGGACAGGCGCTCCTCGAAGTTCTTCCCATACTCGCCCAGTGCTGATTTCTTGATGTCATAGCCGCGCTTGGCCAGCTCCTCGGACAAGGCCTCATAGCCACTGAAATTGCTTTCAACCAGGGATTGATCCAGCCAGGCCTTAACCTGGTCTGGCAACTGAGCAACCTTGCTACGCGGTGGCATATCAGGCGCTCCAGTACTTTTCCGGGCGGGCGATACCAGGGCGGCAGTCCACGGTGTATTCGGCGATATCGACGCCGTAGTGGGTCAGGCCGCAGATCCACTGGCCACTCGGTTGCTTGTTCAGCGTGACCAGACTGCGGTGCTCCAGGTAGTCCAACTCACGGCGCAACTCCAGTAGGGTGGCGTCCGGGTAAATGCCCTGGATGGTTGAGAGCACAACGGCCTCATGCGGGTCGATTGGTCGGGAGGTGTTGAGGGTCAGCAGCAGATACCAGCGCAGCGATTCGCGGCGGGTCTTGGCCATATCAATCATGTCGCGGCGCTCCTTTGAGCAGAATGTTTTCGTATCTCAGTGCCAGGCCATCGAGCTTGGCTTCGATCACTGACTGGCCGCGCGCCCAGTCCTCGCGGCGCACATACGCCACGGGCAGCTCGGCCTGGAAGCGCAGGAATGCCCGATCCAGCTGTGCCAGAGCTTCGGCATCCTTGTCCTGGCGTTCCAGCACCTTGGCGAAGCTGTCCTCCCAGTGCCGGCTGGCGGCTTTGCGGGCCTCGTCCTGGGCGGCGAAGCGCTCGGCCAGGCGTTTCTCGAAGCTGTTGAGCAGCAGCTTGACCAGGCCGAACACCACCGTGGTGAAGATCGACAACAGCGAGATAGCCCAGCCAATCAGCTCGGCAAATTCCAACGGCATCAGTGCTTCCCCTGTACGGCGTCGATCAGAGCATCCAGCTGTGCGGCTGTGTTCTTGCACTGCTCGGCATAGCGGACGTGATGGGCCAGGACAGCACGCTGGCTGATGCCTGAGTTGAGCTGCTCAGCGGCGTTGCCTTCGGCGATTTGCGCAGCAGTTCGGCCGGGATCTGCGGCGGTGGGCACTGCTGCTCCGGTGGCTTCGTCGTAAATGCGCACCCAGCCAGCAGTGAAAACACAAGCAGGCAGAGGCTTAGGCGGCGCATCGAGCGCGTCGCGATAGAGGTCGTTGACACGGGCAATCTCCCCAGTGAGTCGGTCAGTGGTTTGGCGGTATTGGCGTTGCTGCTCGGCCAGATCGGCCGCCAGCTGGTCATTGCGGGCCTGTTCGTCCTGCAGGCGTTTCGCGGCGGCTTTGGCATCAACTGCAGCGGCCTGGGCGCGCTTCAGCTCAAGGGCCTGGTGCTCGCCGTGCAGCTGCTCCAGGGCGAGTTCCCCGCCCCGTTCGGCGTAGCGGTAGCCAAGAAAAGCAGCCGACAGGGTGCAGGCCAGGTAGACCAGCAGAGGGGCAAGAATGCGCAACCAGGTAGTCACAAGCTTGCCTCGCACATCTCACGCTCTGCAGCGCGGCGGCGCTCAAGCCCACGCAGCTTGCGGCCGCCCGCGCTCACCCAATTGCTCAGCTGTGCGCAGGCGGGCTGAATGCGGCCGGCCTGCAGGTGCAGCAGCATGGTCGAATGACGGCCATTCTTGAGCCAGACAAAGCCGTCTTTCACGCCCGGCTTGCCGGGGCCAGTGTTGTAGATCAAGGACAAAAACGCCGCGATGCTTTTGGTGTCCATGCTGGCAATAACCTTGGCCGGCACCCAGCGCTGGAAAATGTCCGCCGCTTCCTGGAGTGCCAGCCGGGTTTTCTGGTCGCACTCGGCATCCGTTGCAATGTCGCCAAGGCGCACGCCATACGTCCAACCCTCGCAAATGGTCGGGATGCCAACAGGGTCGAGGTACGCCACCAGGTTGCGCCCCTCGAAGTAGGCGACAACAGGCGTGGCGGCCAGGATGGCGGCTGCAATGCGGGTTTTCAGGCTCATGCGGCACCCTTACCGATAGCAGCACGCAGCCTGGCAATGGCGGCATTGCCGACCTCGGGTGCCGAGCAGGTGTGGTGTATGACGCTGTTTCTTGCCTCACGGCGCGGTGCGGCTTGCGGTTTCTCGCGCGCCTGCTCGGCCCGGCCTGCGCGGTGCTGGCGGTATGCGGTGATCTTGGTAAAAGCGCTTCTGACGTGCTCCTCGACCTGGGCGCGCCACTCGGCTGGGCAGCGTTCCATTAGCTGCTGGCGGCGGTCGAGCGAAGGCTCGGCCAGAATCGCGGCGGCATAGTCACGGGGGGCGACTGGTCGATTGATAGACACTGGTCTGGCTCCAATGGAAAGGAGCGCTGACAGTAACGGCCGGGCAATGCAGGTCGGGATTAAAGGGATTTAGTGCAAAAAACCCGCCGGGCGGCGGGTTTCAAGGGAGGGACAGACGCAACATTCAACGGCAGCTCACGGCCGTGTGTAAAGCCTTTTTAACTAGAACAGCGACGGTTGGATACGGTTGCGATGCAGCGTCCGCTGCTCGGCAATGATCGAGTAAATCTGTACGACAGTGAGGTCGAAGGTCTCGGCCAAGTCGTCAATGTTGTTGCCCTTGTACTTGCCCCAGATCTCGCGGTCGCGCAACGCTCGTTCCAGTACGTCGCCCTTGGGCATATAGAGTTGGCGGCCGCCGGCATAATTAGACAACGCCCGCACGGTAACAAACGCCCGACGCTGTGCGACTTCCGGGGCGTCACCGGCGCGCAGGTGAGCAGCTTCGATCACGCTTACCAGGTCGACCAGGGCTTTCGGCCACTTGGCGCGGATCTCCGGTGACTGCATGTGTTCCAGGGCATCGGCCGGAACCTCGTCGCCGAACAGGTCTTGATTGCTCACTTTAACCCCTCCCTAACTCCATCCAAAACGGCCAGCACGACAGCACTCAGCACCGACGTAAACGCCAGCCACTGCAGGGCTGGTAGTACAACCTCTGGTGCCAGCGCCATCACTTGGCCTCACGCCGCTTGGCGTCATAGGCCAGCGCGGCCACCAGGCGGCGCAACTGATCGGCATCGCACCACTCGACGCGCTCGACCTTGAACATGCGCAGCGCCATGGCGTCCGC